TATTCACGCATAGTCCCAAAAGACTGATCCAATAGGGATCCAAGAAAAGGAGCAGGCTGGGTCCTGCTCTTTTTTTTTCATTTTTTTTGCTGAAATAATGTGGCGAACTCAGCTATAACTACGCCAGCCACACGCGATGTCAAATATGGGGGGGTGGCACCCCATCGGGTCCTCGCGCCCCAGTAAAAAGGGCGATCCAATAGGGTTCCTACTGCGTCATAGAGATCGTCTTCAGCTTATGTACAAAGGCTTTCAGCTTGCCCAGTCCATCATAGAGACCATCTTCCCCCAGTCCATCATAGAGACCATCTTCCCCCAGTCCATCATAGAGATCGTCTTCAGCTTGTTACCATTGTGTGCATAAAGATATACACATTTATAAAGAAGTGCACATCAGGAATGTGGCGTAAGTATATGATAAATAAAAGTTTTTGGGATCTGGGAAGAAAAAATCTGAGAAAATTGATTTAAATGGGGCGAGGCTCTCTGCTTGGTTATTTCATTTAGTAATCGTCATCCTCATATTCTGTAGAAACTCCTAACAGTTTTTCCAAGCGCTCCTTGATCTGCTCCTTGCTCATCTTATCCACATTCGCGTTGATGTTTATGTTCTGACTTCTATTGATTGAGAGCCCTGCAAGCTGGTTCAACTCTTTGATCGCTGACACGGCTGGACCCATGTAACCATTCTCATAAGATGTCTCTGCAATCTTCCAGAGCATTGCTCCAGTCTTCTGTGGTGTGATCGCATACTTCTCTGCCAGCTCGTCTTGTTTGATCTTGACAGCTTTGACCACTCTCTCTGTTTTCAGTAGCTTATTCGCTGATGCTGCTGGGAACTCGTAACCAGCCCTTCGTGCTGCTTCAGTCTGACCACACGCACCCTCAGTGTAATGCCAAACGAATGATGCTTGCATGTCTGTGAGTTTGAACTCACTCATTATCAATTCAAACTTCTCTGGTGGTTCAACCAGAGGTTTTTTTGGTTTCTTCGGCAACGCCTTTTTCCTCTTCGTATTTGTTAATTAAGAAAGTTCTGTTATTTCTGTAATAACGAAACATGTTTTTGTATGGATCAACACCATTCAGCCATCTCTCTTGCCTGTTGTCATGATACATTCTCATAACGAAAAACTTGAATGAACTCTTTTTTGTTATCTTATCTCCTTTCAATATTTATCTCCATTTTTACATTTTTTTATAAACCAGCAGTAACAGGGGTGAGTGTTAGGCAATCTCCTATATAGGGGTGTATAACCGTATTGTATATAGGGGCGCTACTGCTATGGTATATATTATTATTATTATTATTATAATGTATCTACCTAACACTACCTAATAAGTGAAACCACCGCCATTGTTAGCTTTGAGTACAGGGTGAGGTACAGTGATAGGACATGTCCTACCCCTCACTCTTTTGTACATATTCACAAATCTATCCAAATTAATATAAATCTTTACAATGCACATTTTTATACATTTTTACAAACACAGTGTACCTTACCCTCACCTCACCCTGTTCCAATTATAAACTTTTGCACATTAGTGTACTCGTTTCTCACGAAACAACTCCGTAAGCAGGAAGAAGTTTTCATTCAAATACTGCTCCCAGTTCTTTGGTCGAGTGCCTTCGTCACGATGCAACTCGATGTACTGGTCATACATCAGGTGTGCAAACTCCAGAAACTCCATGAAGTCGTTGCTCTGATACTCAATCTTTATTTCTTCGTCCATTCTTCCAAATCCTTTTCCGTTAATTCATTGTATTTAGTTTTTGATCCGTGATGTACCATCACAAATGCTCCGCACTTGGGGCAACTCAAGTTGGTCTCGATGGTAAAGTCCTCACTCTCATCTTCGATGCCGTGGTCTCCGCCCCAGATGAGATCACCTTTACACGCCCAGCACTGCATCAGAACTCACTGGTCGCTTTCGTGTAGTCCACATCATAGACCTTCTTGCCATTGGTCCTGCGTGGCTCTACGCCATTGTTAGCCAGCACCCTAGATGCCTCTTTAAAGTCTGGCATCCTCGGATTGGCAATCCCCAGATCTCTCAGCAACTTCGTCATCTGCACAGCGCTCGGATATTTGCTGGTGAAGTCGCAGTGTTCCATGATGAGATCCTCGACACTCGATTGTGTGCGGTAACTCTCGTTGCTGTCGTTCAACAGTTCGCGCTCGTCTGGGCTGAGAAACCAGTTCTTTTGTCCTCTGACATACATGGTCTCTTTCACCTCTGCCCATAGCTGTTGCATGTTGATCCCATGATTGACATCAATCGCATCGACTGCGATGCACCAGAACCTACGGTTGCCTGATGTATCTGTAAGAAACTCTCTGGCGTTTACACTCGCGTAAAACGCGGTGCGTCTTTGGTAAGTTGTGAAAGCCCTGTCGTAAGGCAACCTGAGCTCGTCTGTGCGACTGGTGACAAACGCCTTGAGTTGGTCTATGTCTGACTTCTTAAAAGTCGATTCTATCTCACCCAGTTCAACGATCCAGTGCGACACCGCCCTCTTAACAGAGTCCTTATCCGATGGATTGAGGGTCGCGCCTTCGAGTAGCCAGCCGTTGTTGTAATCGCATAGTCGCTTAAACCACAAAGTCTTACCGAGACCCTGTGCGCCTTGGAACACCAAGATGCCCTCTAACTCGACCCCATTGGGCTCATAGAGTGCTGCCACACAGGAAATGAGCCATTTCTTGAGCAACATCTCTTTCAGAGCAGTGGGGCTAGAGCTCGTGATGGTGTCCAGAAAGCCTTGCATCCGTGATGTGCCATCCCATGCCTTGCTGTCGATCCATTCACCCACAGGGTTATATGTCTTCGCCAACACCTTTAAATAGTCTCTGACTCGCGTGTACGGTACGCCCTGCTTGATACAGCGATCCTCTAGTTCCACCAGACTGGCTTCTTCCTTCATGTCCTCATTGAAGTCCATGTTGGGTATCTCGATCTCGATCTTCTTCTTTATCACATTGTATCGCACCTGTATCGCGTGGATGTCCATGACTGCCTGTACATTCTCTTTCGTATTGAGCATACGACCTTTTTCAGAACGCATGAAGTCAATCTCGCTGGGCGTGATATCGATGATTTGAAGCGGTGGCAGTTCATCTTGATCCTCAGCCCTCAAATCATTGTAATCGCCTCTCTCCATCGGCATAAGGACCTCACTCTGACCTTTTTGCTTCAAGATCCACTGGCTTGCTTTGACCGCTTCTTTCTCGCCAGTGCCACTTTCATCGTTGTCTGCTATAAATATATGTTTATGGTTCTTTAGGCTTGGGAATAGCGTTTCTGCGACCTTCTGTAAGTTGTAAGCGTCCCAAGCGATCACGACAGGCTGTGACATGTCTTGGTAAACGGAAGCTGCTGTGGCGTAACCCTCAGCGTAATAAACTTTCTCGCTGGTTTTCAACACCTCTTGTCCAAGGACAAAAAAGCATCCGCTTTTTTTAGAACCAGTGAGGAAACGCTTGGTGCCGTCCTCGGATATATACTGGAGTCCAACAATAGACAGATCTTTGTCATACATTGGGATCATTAAACGCCCACCAGAATCAATTTTAAGACCATAGCTAAGGACTTGCTTCTTTTCTAAATATGGATGCTTCTCGCAAGCGCTGGCTTCGTCCCAGAGAGCCTGTGCCTTCTTTGCAGTCTTGGAATACTTTTCTGCCTTCTTGATCTCCACATCTCTGCGCAATTTTTTGATCTCATCGATCTGGTCTTGCGTCATGCGATAATTGTTTTCGTTCTCAGGCTTCCAAGTCGCTGTCGGGTCGTCCACCGAAATTCGGTAATCTCCGATTCTTCCAAAAGGGACGGATTGGTTTAACCAGAGTTGGTACCAACCCGACAGCTTCCTGTCACCACCGATGTTGATGTAAGCACGACCAATGCTCCCATCAACCACCAGCCCAACCTTGGGGTCAGGCTCCATGCCATGTTCATGCATGAAGCTCAGGAATTGATTTTGATAGTCTGTTGAAAAAGGTTTGTCGAAGTTCTTGTTTGGTCGTTTAATGTTCAGTCCCATGATGTTGTCCCTAAATAAAAAGTTGCACTATATTGTATAAATGTATATGATCTTACACTAATTTATAAAATAATCAAATCAGGAGGGTCTTATGGGACTAAACATAAGTGCTGACGGTTTCGAAAAAGAAATCTGTCCAGAAGGCGAGTACCTCGGTGTATGTTATAGCATCGTTGATCTCGGTACAAGAGAAGAACAGTGGAAAGATAATCCGCCAAAGAAAAGAAAGACATTGCGTGTCACTTGGGAGTTGCAAGATCAACTCATGACCGAAGGTGCCAACGCTGGGAAACCATTTGTCTTGGGTCGAAAGTACACTGCATCTTTAAATGAAAACGCAACACTATATAAAGATCTAGTGACTTGGCGCGGTAAACCATTCAGCAAAGAAGAGCTCGATGGGTTCGATGTTGCCAAAATGGTTGGCGCACCAGCGACTTTGCATGTTGAGCACAATGACAATGGCAACGCAGTCATCAAAGCGATCTTCAAACCAGATGATTTCACCACAAAAGAAACCATCAATGAAGCGGTTGTATTCGACCTCGATGTATTTTGCAACGAGTTCAATGGCAACATGAGCGATGAAACAAAAGCGATGTGCGATGTGTTCGATGGACTCCCAGAGTTTATCCAGAACGACATCAATGAGAGCTTCGAACTCTTGGCAGCTAAAAAAGAGGAGAGTCAGCAGGAAGACACCTCCACTGATTTCGCTGACGATGAAATCCCTTTTTGAGTCAAGAGGGTGGGCGATGAGGAAAAAGGTAATCATCAAAAACAACCTCCCAACCTCATCGCCTTAACTAATTGTGGCATTGGGTGAACCCCTAAATGTGTTCACCTTTGTTTGTTAAATACTGTTCACCCAATGTCCTATAGAGAAAAATTATGACCGATAAAATCAATCCAGAACATTACAAGAAAGCACCACTTGAAAGCATCGAGTACATCGAGCAACAACTGGGCAACAATTTTAAATATTATCTACTCGGATCCGTGTTCAAGTATCTACATAGATGGGAACATAAAAAGGACCCAATGAACGACCTCAAGAAAGCGCAATGGTATTTGGATCGACTGGTTCAAAAGGTTGAGCTGGAAGAGCCGTTTCCGATGGATGAACCATTCTAGGAGGCAACATGGAATTTAAAGAAGGCGTCTTTGACGACATACCATTTGATGAGTACAGGGCAATCGATGCTCACAGTTCTCACGATCTCATGACCATATCCAAGTGTCCTTACACTTGGAAGAACCAGAGCGAATTATCAGAAACACCAGCGCTTTTAGAAGGCAGGGTACAACACACGGTTTTTCTGGAGCATCACAACTTTGATAAAGAGTTTGTGATCCAGCCAGACATCAATCGCAGAACCAAAGCTGGCAAAGAAGAGTATCAGAAGTTCATAGATGAGATTGGCAACATGACCGCAATCACGAAAGACATGTATGAAACCTGCATGGATCGAAGAGAAGTGCTGTCCGATTATATTCCAAAAGACGATCACAGAGTTGAGCTCACTCTTTGTTACATGTACCACGGTGTACCATTCAAGTCTCGGCTGGACTGGTATGACGGTGAAAACGCATGGGATCTAAAAACCTGCCGTGATGCTTCACCACAAGGATTTAAAAGAGCAATCAATATGTTTCGTTATCACATGCAGGCAGCATTGTATTTGTATGCTTGCCGTGCAACTGGGCTCAGAGCCGATTCGTTTTATTTCTTGGCGCAAGAAAAACAACACCCATATCCATACGCAATTTATCGCATGAGCGATGAAGCCATTGAATATGCGTCAGCCAAGAACGAGCAAGCCTTGCAAACTTTGTTGAGAGCCAAAGAAGAAAACACATTTAAGCCTTACAACATGGAAGGACCCATGACGGTTGATCTAAACGATCTATGGTAGAGCGTTTTCGTACAGGTAGTTGACACGACTGCGATCATACAGCCAGAAAACCAGTAAGTAGCGATCTCCAGTATCGACTGGCAAACCTCTGTGCATGTGTATGAAACTAGGAAAGATCAAAGCATGACCACTCGGTAACGGATCTACGATCCCATAATTATAAAATTCCGTACCGCCACCTTCGTACTTCCCAGTATTCAGTGGCACGACAACCGTGAGATCTGCGCTCTCGTCATGATGCCATGCACCTTGTCGCTTGTCTTTCAGATTGTAATTGGCGATCTGCACACTTGCTATGGATCCACAGTGTCTTTGCCAGATCGAGAAGAAAATTGGATTCAAAACAGTTTGCACAATGAACCACATGTTGCGATACAACTCTGGGCAGCGCTCACTCAGAACGATCTCTGGAATCTGGCGCAACTCGTCCTCGTCTTTGTTGGTCTCAAAACTAAATTCCTTTTGCATGTGCTTGATCTCGTCCATCATCAGTTTGCAAAAGTGCCTGCGAAACAGTGGCACCTTGTAGATCTCTGGGTGGATCTTCTTCAGATGTTTCTTGATCGGTGTTTCTTCCAGACGAGTGGTGCCATCACCAGCATTGAACTTTGCGATCAGTGGCAATGTGTTTTGGACGGATTCATAAAGCGCATGGTTGATACACCAATGCGATTGCATCGATAGCAAATAGTTCTTTAAATGATAATCTGTCACACGATAAATATACCATGTGACAGATCAGATTGTTAGCTAGTCTTTATTCGATTTTAAGTTAATATTCATCGCATGTTTCCCAATCATACAAATCTTTAATGCTGCCATCTGTCATATAATCAACAAAAGTTTCATAAGTAATTTTCTCTTCTTTGTTACTTTTATCGCAAAGAACCAAAGCGACACCATCTGTTTTGAAAATAACCATTGTATGTGGTGAAGAATCATCTTCTTCCCACTTATCTAGCATTTCTTCAACAGTTTTATAGTTCCACTTATAAGCACAATAACAAACTATCAAATCCTTACTCATCACGCACCTCCATCAGTGTCAATGTGTCCAGCTTTTCGAGCATCACTTGCATACTCAGCTAGAGTTTTAGTTGGATCGAAATACATGTCTCGCTCAATCCCCAAGCCCATCGGCAAACGAATTGACTCAAGTTCATGCAGGCTCACATAACCAAGCTCAGGAAAACCCATGCCAAGATCACACAAGCCGAAGAGCCTACCAGACTCTTCCTTGTATTCTGTAATAAGCCAAGTCGCTGAACCCACTGGGTTAAACAACTTCAAGTAAGGCATATCAACTTTTGCATCGCCAATATTTTTTGATAGTTTGGCAGCTATCTCTTTAGTGATTAGTTTCATCATGCACTCTCCTCTTTATAATCTTCCAAGCAATCAGCCATGAGAGCCTTCGTCTTAGCCATGCTCTCAGCCCTTTCAGCAGTCAACTCCTCAAGCAACTTCCAGCCCACAGGCATGCACATGAAGAACTTGCCATTACGACTGGGCAAGGTGTCGTTGCCCTCATGGAGCACGATGTCTCCAACACTCATTGATGGGATATTTCCAGAACCAGTCAAAGGAGTAACCCTTCCATGGTAATTGTTGGCAAAGTCTTCCTCACTGTTGGTTAAATACCAAGCCTCAGTATGTGTACCCGGCTCGCAATCAATCGTTGCGACACAGCTATAGTATTTGAAATACTCTGG